CATCTTTAGTAACTCGAAAATGTAAATAAGCAGTATCAACTGTTATTGTAAGACCACTAGCCACTAAAACATAAACATCTCCTGTATCAATTCCGTCTAGCGTTACCGAACTAACATTACTTGTTATTGTTGTTGTGTTTACTTGAACTAATTTACTTGGCATTATGTGACTGCAATTCCATACACTTTTACCTCTATATCTTTTAAAGTACTGGCACTAGGAATAATGTTAATACCTGTCATAGATGTCTTACCTAAATGTAATCCTACTGCCGTTGTACCGACCATTTTTACACCACTAGAATTATAAGCACCCGATGATTGAGAAATTAAACCTGTGTAAAGTGATGAAGAATAAGGATTAAATATAGTGTATTCAATACCTGTTCCACCGTCATAATTATATCCTGTTACTAAATGACTAGACTGACTATTATACCTAAGTTCTATAAAGTTAGTATAACTGCTCATAAACATAGCACCTATTGAATAATTTGCAGTTGTGTCTATTGCGCCACTACTGTTAATATACTGTAATCTAATATCTTTGTTAGTAGTTGTGCCGTCCATAACCACGTGAATTTTATAAACATCAAAGTCTGCACTAAAGCAATCAGTCAAAGATATACTTGAAACAGAACTTGCTGACGTTTTATCAATAAATCTTAAATTACTCATTGTTTAATACCAAAAAGTCTAACTTTACCTGCCGTCCAAGTAGCACTAGCATTATTTAAAATTTGTAAAGCGTTTATAGTTTCAGCGACTAAATACATCTGACTTCCAAAGTAAACCCAAGTAAGTGCAGGTGTACTACGACTTGTTAAATGTGTATATAGATTAGGATTACCTAAATTATGTAAATAAACGTTATTGCTTAATGGCGACCCTGCAGTTGAGAACGCTAAAAGACTAAATCTATCTGTTCCGTCAAATCTATTTTCGCCAAACGTACCACCGTCATTAGCTGACATATATTGAACTGACCTATCATAATTAGAAGTTTCATAAGAAGTTCCACCATCATTAGACACCCTAATTTCGTTGTACATATTAGAGCCACTTTCTAAACCTATAAACTCTATAAAATGCGTATCATAAATATCTTCTTTTATGGAAGTAAATTCTAAAGTTGTATTTCCTGAACAGTTTTGCTCGGCAATAAGTTCTAATGAACCACCCCAATTGCCATCTTTTTCTAATTGCAGTATTTCATTAGGTGTATATAAACCTTTATTAGCTTTAACGTTATTAACTTGTTCGCCTATATAGGGCATAAATACCCCTTATGTTTGTTTCAAATAAGCTAAGTTAAAATCTACGCTTGATGCTGCACTAGCTAAACCTTGTAAGGTATCGCCAGTTTCTAATACAATTTTTGTATCCATTGTAATAGTTGTTCCAAACGGAAGAGATACATCATTAAGAATCTTTCTTAATGAACCACCCGATTTGGTAACACTTAAATCAACGGTTACGTCAGCGCTTGACCCACTAATGTTAGCTAGATAGATACCTATTACAGTTTCGGTCGTTGAAGAAGCCACTGCATCTAATATTGCAGTAGAACCTGTACCTAAAACGCCCTGTTCGCTATGTAATGTATCAGCCATTTATGTTCCTTTCTTATGATAATGCTATAACTAAACCTAAACTAACACCCGATGGTATTGCAGCTACAGCTGTATCGACAGCATCTTTAACTGCTGCCGAAGTTGGTATAGTTGTGTCATTATCATTACTTGCTATTCCTTCTGATTCTGTTACTAAAGTTGCAGCTGCTATTTCTGACGTAGTTACTGCTAAATTTAATTTAGATTGTGCTATTGCTGCACCGCCTGCAATGTTTGAGTCAACTAAACCTGCAACATCTAATGTGTATGTGTTTGACCCATCATTATAAGTAGCTGTTAACCCGCTACCATCTTGAAAAACATCGTTTAATCTGTCATCTACTCTTTCATTTGTAAAGTAAAGATTAGATGAACCTTCAGATACGTCATCTGTGTTACCGCTTAATTCTGATAAAGCATCTTTGCTTTGTACTTGTGAATCAACATAAGCTTTTGTAGATGCGTCTTGTGCAGCTGTAGGGTCTGCTACGCCTGTTATTTTTTGCGCGTTCATTGCTAAAGCGCTAGTTGGCGCTGCAAAATCATGTATCTTATTAGCTGTTGTTGTTGCTCCTACTTGTGAAGCTGTCACAGTGTGCGGATTAGAACTTGATGATGTATGTGTAGTTAAGTTACCACTTGTCGCTAAACCTGCTTCGGATGCAGTTTGGTTAATCCATTCTGATGTGCCATTGTCATAAGCAAGTACTTCATTATCAGCTACTGATGTAATAGTTACATTAGTCAATTCCCCTATTGTGTCTAAAGATAGAAGCTGTGTGTCAACGTATGCTTTAGTTGCGGCATCTTGCGCCGATGAAGGGTCTCCTAAGTTTGTAATCTTTGCTGTTGCTGCATTCATATCTGCAACAAGTGTTAGCGTGTGTCCAGTTTTTACAGTTACCGTAGTACCTGTTGAACCAGCTATTGTATCTACATTTAATTCACTCATAATAATTTAAGCTTTCCTTGTACGTTTAAAGTCTTTGTGTTATCTACTGTTATTGGAGATATTAATAAATAATTCTCGCCAGTCGGTAACGTCTTGTTCTCTGCTATGTTAGTACCATTTTTGAATACACCTTGTTTTTGTACTCCTTCTATTCCTGCATCGATGTTATTTAATGCTGCTTCGCTAAGAGGTGTTACACCAGCTTGCCAAGTTGTTTGAGAATAATATCCGCCTACATTAGCCAATAGTATCTGTCCTTTCTATCTGTATAGATTCTACCGCAGTTTTGGTTCGTGAGTACAAAACTCTTGCATAAAGTGTGCCACTATCTGTTGTTGCACTTGCAGTACTACCACTAAAGAAACCTATCTCTGCAATTGTTCCTACTGCTTCTTCGGGCGCTACGTAAAGATTTGTTACAGTAACTCCACTACCACCAGCTACTTGTGAAGTAACTGCTTTTCTAAAAGTCTCTGTACCTAGTGCTGTATCTGAAGTTGATGCAGCTGTACTATCAGAACCTAAAGCAATAAATTTAATTTCGCAGTCTGTTGATTCCCTTAAAGCTTTTGCTAACAAGTTTTTACCAGCTGTTGTAATAGTATTTTTTATAGTATTTTCTTGCACGACATTACCGTCAGCATCAAGTGCTTTAATTTTTATACTTCCTTGCCAATTTAACATACTACTAAACTTCCGCTAACTAATGTTGTGCCACTTGGTAATGGACATGCTAATACTGTTTCGGTATCTGCTTCTGTTATTGTACTAGATTCTGTACCACCGTCAGCTCTTACAACTAAAACTTCTTCTGTGTCAATGTTTTCTGATATTTCAATAAACGCATCTGATATTTTGTCGTCTATATCTCTTATAAATGATTCAAAGGTATATTCGGGCGGAGATGCAACGCACTTTACGTCATAGTAAGTAACACCATTTCTAAATCGTATACGAATTGAATCAATAAGAAATATACCCGATATGTCTTGGTCACTCATTTCAAAATCTAATACTTGACCAGCTCTTAACCTAGAAGGTGTATTTTTTGTTGTGGTAAAACTTAATAGAGTACTTGTTTGTGCAAATCTGTCTAAGTAACTAGCAGCAACATCTATACCAGCATCTGTACCAGCTATACCCGATTGTGTAGTTGCAGCGTCAACGAAACCTGTAGTGCTGCCACCTTCAAGTGCTTGTATTCTATCTACCTCTGCATCATCCCTAGCTAATGCTACTAACTGATATTGACCTTTATATGTTACTTCTAAAGAATGCCCAGTACCTAATGCGGTATCTGTAAATTCTTGTACTAACTCTGTAGAACCTAAAGCCATATAATAATCTTTATTTGTGTCTAGTCCTCTAATGCCAACTGTAGCTGCAACATAACCGCTACCAGTGTTTACTCTTACTGTTGGTATTTCGTGAAATGGATAACCTACACTAAAGGTCTGTCTTGTACCATCTCCAATAAAAAACTCTTGTTGCGAATCTGTAATGTTTTTAATATTTGTAACAAACTGGCTATTCCTATATTTAAAGTTTGCCTTGTCAAAGAAGGGCATTGGTTTAGTTAAAACATCTGCGCTTCTGACATCAAAACTTGCGTTGTTAGAAGTACGTTCATAAAAATGTAACGCTTTATTTTCATCAACATACCAAACGGCATTTGTATATTCAGATAATGTTCGTAATGCTCTATCCCCATTTACATAGTTAAATATCATTTTATCGACTGTAGCTAAGTCATCTATAGTTCCAGCAGTTATACCTTCAGCACTAAATACATTAGTTATTAAATCTCTTACTATTGCACCAGCTGTCATTGTTGTGTAACCCCTAGCGATAATTCTTTTATCTACAAAGAAGTGATTATCTGTGCATTGTAATTTCCATATTCTTGTAGTCGGACTTAGCAGCTGTGCTACTGGTTTTATTATTACACCTTT